AGTCCCTGGCTTGTGTCTTCGACGCCCACGGCGTCTGCCAGTTGGCCGGCTGCTCGTGCCTATGCCACCGGAACGAGGCAAAGACCATGAGCGCCTGGAGAAGCAGAACCCAGGCTGGTTCACCTGAAGAACTGTCCATCATCCCCAAATGTTGCCCGGTGATTTTCCCATTCTGTCCGTTGCCCTTGTCCGTTCCCAGCCTTCATGGAGTGGCTAAAGAAAAGCGGAACCCGACTGATGGGCGGCAGGTTGGAAGAGTGCGGCCCGACTGTAGCACTGGAGGGACAATGACTAAGGAGAACGTGACCCGAATCACAGTTGAAGCCGCTGGGTATCGCTGGCAAGTCTACGGTGACCGTGCTGGCCGCTCATTGCACGGCTGGGACAGCCACCTGGTGGAACTGCTAGGCTCCCAGCTCCTCGACGTGCCGGTCGACCAAGCCCTCCGGGAGAAACTGCGCCAGGCAGTGGCCCGGTCTCTCGGCCTGACACTGGCAGAGGTCAAGCCCATCCCGGCGGACGTTATCCTGGCCGAGCCGGTTTGACGTGGAAATCCGCCTAACACATATTGACGGGAACCTCCCAAATTTGGCCTTGATGAAGCTGTCCCATTGGCATAAACACCGTGGCGACAACGTCACTCTGGCGAGGACGCCATCACCGTCGATGTTTGAGCCACAGTATGACCTGGTCTACGGGTCGGCAATCTTCCAGAAGTCGCTGCCGGTGATTAAAGGCTTGCAGGATGCCTTTCCCGATGCGGTGATCGGCGGGACTGGGGCTGGTGCCTTCATTACAGTCGAGGAGGCACTGGGCCTCGACACTTATGAATCCTATGACTATTCCATCTACCCCGGCTATCCCTGGAGTCTAGGCTTCAGCCAGCGGGGGTGCCGGCTCAACTGTGAATTTTGTGTAGTCCCGGCGAAAGAAGGCAAGCCCCGGAGTATCAACACCATTGCCGACATCTGGCGCCCCAGCACCGAGCGGGCCGTCTGTTTGCTCGATAATGATTTCTTCGGACAGCCCCGCGACCAGTGGCAAGCAAGGATTGACGAACTCCGCGAAGGCGGTTTCAAGGTGTCATTTAACCAGGGCGTCAACATCCGGCTGCTGACCGAGGAAGCCGCAATGGCCTTGGCATCGGTGCGGTATTACGACGGCTATTTCAAGGTCCGCCGTCTATACACGGCCTGGGACAACGTCGGCCAGGAAAAGGTCTTCTTTCGAGGTTTGGAGATGCTCAACCAAGCGGGGATTCCTTCGCGCCATGTGCTGGTCTATATGCTCATCGGCTACAAACCTGGTGAAACTATGGAAGACATCATGTACCGATACCACCGGCTCAAGGACGCCGGTTGCCTACCCTACCCAATGGCTTACAGTAATGAACGCCACCTAAAGGCGTTTCAACGCTGGGTGATCCGCCGATATGACCAATTTATACCGTGGACTCAATTCGGCAAGAAAAGCCGAGCCGGTTTGACGTGTAGGTGAAAATGACGATCTCCCAGAAGAAGTGTTCACCCCACCACTGGATCATACCAACCGCCCAAGGGCCGACAAGCCTGGGCGTCTGCCGCCGATGCAAGAAAAAGAAGCCCTTCGTAAACGCCGGTCCCGAAGGAGGACTCACACTAATATGGTCGGACCGGAAGGAGGCACTGGACGCCCGTGATGCTGCGCGAATCGGACCTGCAACAAAGTATCATCAAAGTGGCTAGGGATGCCGGGTGGTTAGCCTATGCCACATATCGCTCTGTGCGCTCTGAGCCTGGATTTCCTGACGTTGTAGCCGTCCGCCCGCCCCGTATACTGTTTTTGGAGTTAAAGACCTCTAATGGGCGTCTCAGGCCGGGTCACTGGAACAAGGCAAAGACCCGGTGGTTGCCGGGGCAGGACACCTGGGCCGAGGCGTTGGGACAGTGTCCTGGTGTGGAGTACTATCTGATCAGGCCGGCAGACCTGGAGTGGATATATGGTACGTTATGCCAATAGATAGCCGCAAATACCTGGATGTAATCCAGCGTGATGGTGGGATGTGCGTCCAGTGCGGGGCGCCGGGGGCTGAGATCGACCACATCATCCCCCGGTCCCGCTTCGGGCGGAAGAGGAAGAAGGAGCAAGACGAACTGAGTAACCTCCAACTGTTATGCTTGCCGTGCCACCGGAGCAAGCACATGGGCGGGAGGACATTTCTAGGAGGGGGATTATGAACTATCCACCGGGAGTGACCGGGCTGGAGTTCGAGATTGCGGGCCCGGACTACGAGAAGGAGATCGAGGACAGGCCGTGCCCTAAGTGCGATGAAGACGCTCTAATGGAGTACGGTTATCGCCGGGAACAGTGGGTGCAGTGCTGTGCCTGCGAGTTCCGCATGGACTGGGAGCAGTTCAACTTATATAGATAATGAGGCTGATAGTAGGAGTTTCCGCCCTTAACCCTATTCTCCTACTACCCATTACCTGGGCTTCTTTACGCCCTGCACACGGCAGGGTGGGATGGCCTCATCTTACGCCCCTCATGATCATCTAGGAGCCCTAGACGTGGGCATGGTCTTCCAGGTGCCGGACTAGGTTGGCACGAAGGTCGCGGACGTCGCCCTTGATTTCTTGCAGGTCGTCCCGGACGGCATCGAGACGGGCGACCACGATGGGAGGACAGGCCGAGGGGCAGGTCTGCTTGCGCCCGTTCTCCTTGCGCCTCGCCAGAATCCACAACGCTGACAACACTATCACCCCCGTCGGGCCGATGGCCGCAACCACCGCCTGGACTACACCTGCATCCATGCCGTCCCTCTACTATTCATTCTCCAAGACCTTCATCGCCAGCGCGATGATGCCGCCCACCGCCGTCCCCATCGCGACCTCGTTGTCGAGCTGGACGCCGGCCAGGGCGACACCGCCCAGGATTAGCAGCGCCAGGAATATCTGGGGCCGAAGTCTTGATACCATCTAGCCTCCGTCTAGCCTCCGTTGGCTTCCAATGTTCTTGCCACATCTTCCAAGGTTGCCCCTAAAGCAGAATCATATGCTGTCAAAATTGCGTACATTTTAGAATTTTGGGATGTGTGGATGGGAGAATACACATTATCCTCAATGGCAGCGACTAGGATATCAACCACCTGTTGGTGCCAGTGATTGAATTCATCTATGAACTCTTCTGAAATACCTTGGCGTTTGGCCTCCCCAATGTATCCTACAACAGTTTCATTCAAATTCTTACTGGCTAATGCATGGAACTGGTCATTAGATAATTTATTGAAATCATTATGTACAACCATGTCTTCCAAAGCATCTTGGAAAGCCATGAACTTGATACGAAGGAATGTTCTAGCTTCTGCTGAGACATTTGTTTGTGGAATAATTAAATCCACCCACGTATCGGCATGGGTAAATACGCTATGTCCTAATAGAGTTTCAGTGTCAATTACACCAGATGCCAACCGACGTTCTTCCTGGGCCTCTTGCTGCTGGCCTTGATAAAATGTAACCGCTAACGGACCAAGAACACCCGTAACAAACGCTGCTACGATTGCAACTATAAGGGCTGGTGATAGTTTCATGAAACGTCCTTCATGGCAATTCCTTCGGCCAGGCAGCGAAGCAACTGAACACGGTGGCGCAGACGATTGCGACTAGAATCTGGGGCCGCAGTCTCGACATCATCTAGCCTCCGGATCTGTGATATGGACGACACCAGTGGTGTCATCAGCACACGCAAAGGGTGTGACGGTCCATTCTTCTTGCCCTTGACCACCTCAATGATATGCATACCAGCCTCACTCTTCTAACACTCCCACATGATTTGGTTCAGGCTCCGGGGTTAGCTCTGGCCCACTGCCGCGCAGCCGGGTGAGTTCTGCCAAGAAGTGGTGATATTGGTTCTTGAACTTCCGGGCCTCAGCGAGTGCTTTCTGCGACCCTTCGAGGTTGTCCATCAGGGTGCAGGACCGGGCGGATGTCACGGAGTTGGCAATAGCCCGCTTTAGTTGTGTCAGGTGGGCCCGTAGGGTGGCTTCTACCAGGTCCTCAAGCTCCCCATCCTCCATGCCGGTGTCCAGGTACTCGGGCATTATTTTGATAACGTCCATGGGTCCTCCCGCCTTAAAATGCTTTACCGGATCCTAGACAACAGCCACCCCACTACTGAATAATCCCACACCTCCGCTGGGGCCACGCTGATGTGCGACGGTGTATTCAATTGTCATCTTGGGGATGGCTGGGCCACCATCGGCGCTAACTATCTGTACGCGAGAGCGGGTATCCCCCACCCAAGCGGGTTCGGCGTTCTCCGCATCGAAGGTAATGACTATACCGAACGCGCTGGGCACCGTTTTCGATATGTTACTGAGCCCGGTTGCATCGAGGGTGAACTTCTCTGTCTCGTAGGATGAGTTGTCATTAAGCGACGCAAGGGCTATGTCATTGGCTTGTTTGGTCATGGAGCCATTCAATCCCGCAAAGGAATTATAGTCACCAGCGACAATGGCGGTGTTGGAGGCAGGCGAGGGCAGCACCAGTGAAATCGCTGCGCTTCCAAACCCGTCTACCACATTCCCAGCCCCAGCAAATTCGATTATGGCGCTGGAAATCTCAGCGTTATGTGGGAGCGACTTACCCGTATCAAAGACGTATATCCCACGGGTGAAGTCTGACCAAACCCCGGACGAACTAGCGTGGGTAACTATCTGGCACTGCACCTGGGCTGCCGCGTCGCCATCGGCTACCCCGTCCCCAGCGGCAGTACGGATAGTTGCCCAGACGGCATCAGCGGACTGTTGTGCGTGGCCGTCAACCGAGCTGACTTCGGTGTGGTCGTCCGGGGAAACGATTAAGATAGTCATGCTTGTCGTCCTGGCATGTCACGAAACTTCTGCGCGAGGATATCGGCACCGCTTCGATCCTGTGCTTGCATCTTATGACTTGGAACGTTGGGCAAACGGTCGACATATCCCTGCGGCCAGCCTGATACCAAACGGTTCTGGTGAACGCCCGTGATAGTGTGAAGGATATGTCTTTCGGCAAGGTTGAAAGTGGTTTCGCGTGCCCACCCTCGGCCAGGGGGAAGAAGACCGTCTGCGGGCACCTCTTTGTTGTCATCCATGAGATACTTCCCGCGAAGGTTCTTTTTAATACAACGTCGGTGTCCCTCCCTCCCTGGGAAGAGATAGTTTTCAGTAAACCAGTGTGCCCCATCGGCGTTGTAATGTTCGACTACGACGACGAGGTGCCCGTCGTGGGCAAAGGTATCAAGTATTTTGAAGTCCATAATTAATCCGAATACTGGTTGATTGTGTATGTGATGACCACGGCTATGAGTCGGGCGTCGCCGGTCAAGTCATCGCTAGCAACTTTGCGTGCTACGGTAAAGACTACCCATTGCCCACCGGCGGGTGCGCCGCCGACGGTGACGTTACTGCTGGCAGCGGAAACGTGCAAGTCCCCTTGCGCTATCCAAGTATCTGTAGTGGTGACCTCCGACCCGAGAGCCTGGTCAATGGCTCCGTCATCTGCAAGGGCGAGGGCTGCGATGCCCCAATCGACCGTCTCCGCTGCTCCACCGCCTGCGTTTGTCCAGTAAAACGTCGCGTTGACCACGCCGCCATCGTAGCTTGCGGGCATGACCACGTTCCAAGTCGCGTGCTCTTCGGTTGACGCATCAAAGTCGAGCACGAAGTAGTTAATGTCGTTAGTGGCTGCTTCTACTTGTGTCGGGCCTCCACAACCTGCGGTAGAAAGGGGTGTACCACCGGCAGCAGACAGGACAATGGTACGTACGGCCCCGGATATACCGTCGGGAGTCACAGCCCTTCCAGTGTCCGTACCCGTGTTGGTTTCGGCAACGGTGGCCAACTCTACCACGCCCTCTGCGCTGGCAGTAGCCGAAATAACACCAAGGGTTGTTCTTTGGGCTGCAGCATTGGCATCATCCAAGATGGCCCGGCCAGCCGACGTAATATCAGCCAAGGCAGCAGTGCCCGAACCCGTAAAGTACGGGAGTTTATCTGCAGCGGAGGTCAACCCGGCCAATGCCGCAAGCTCGGCATCGTATGCCTGGACATCCGTGCCAATTACTAGACCGAGGCTGGTCCGGGCAGTGGCCCCGGATTCGTAGGCAAAGACCCCGGCTCCGGTAGCAACTATAAATTGGCCATCGCTGGCCGGAGCACCTAGCGTCACGAGGTCGTCAAGGATCGCGCCCCAAGTCTCGACAGCCGCACTGCCCAAGCCCAGGCTGGTCCGGACAGTGGCCCCGGATTCATACGCAAATGCACCCGCGCCGGTGGCTACGATGAACTCCCCGTCACTTGCGGGGGCGCCCAGAGTGTTCAGGTCCTCCAGCACGGTAGCCAGTGTAATGTAGCTCTGGGCTATTTTGCTGTCCTTGAGCAGCACCCCGTCAACCGTGACGCCGGACCCGGCTGTGTGCTCGTAGATCGTATCGACGCTCAGGTCGTCAATCAGGTCGATGTTGGTGATCTGAAGTTGGTTGCGGGCATCGATTAGGGCCTTCTTCGTCCCATCAACCACAACAACGATCCACGTCTTGGTGATGTCTTGGCCTGTGAAGCTCCAGAGCCCGTCGGCGTCGGTCGTATCGGTAGCCGTGGCGGCGCCGGCTGCTTCCCATGTGGCAGCTTCGTACAACGAGGCAACGAGCCCCACCTTGGGGCCCCCGCTCCCATCAATAACCTTCCCTGAAAGATCTACAGTACCGCTCGGCATGGCGTCACCTTAATCCGTAATGATGGTCCAGTCAAGATAGTCGCCCGACTGCTCGAAGACCACGTAGAAGGTGCTGAAAGGCACGCTCCCTTTATCGAAGTTCGGGCTGTACGCTTCCCCAGGTGGAACCTCCCGCCCGTTGGTCAATGAAGCGTTGCTCTTTCCCACGATAACTGCCCCCGTGTTGTCCTCTCGGGCGTGGAACTCGATGGACTTGATCTTGGTCGTCAAGCTGCTAATCTGCCCCGTAGAGGACACCGATCCGGCATCGTACTCCATCAGTCTCCCTCTGGTACGAAATAGCCGTCAATGGTGAGGAAAACGTCATCGTCATCACATTTGGCGTTTAAGAACACACCCGAATTAATGCGAGTGAGCAATCCTGTTTCTATGTGGTTAGCTAACTTTGCAATGTCCAACCTGCGAATCTGTTTTGCGACCGTAGTGGTCGAGGCTGTCGCGGCCTCGTATATGTCTACCTGTGTTTGCGTGGTGACGTTTCGGTTCGCAAAGGCAACGATGGCTGTGATTACAAACTGAGATTTGTGCAGTGGTTTCTGAAAATTATACGCTGTCGCTGTCGCGTCCAAGTTCTGGAACACGGCCTCGGAGTAGTTGAATGGTCGGACAATCGCCTCCCCATTGGGGGAGATTGAGAGTTCATTCTGTCCTCCTTCGCTTAGCCCACCACTGCGCCCAAATAACCTGAATCTCATTACTCGCCCCGGTGTACGTATCCGGTGACGTAAACAATACCAGTAGTTGCTGCCCTAACAAACAGGCATTCTTTGAGCGGCACAACGAGTCCGTCAAGGTCAAACGTATAGGGCGCACTCGTCCCGATGTCTTGGGCATCTATCACGTCTCCATCTACCGAGCCCGTTACGGAGGCGCTGCCGAACGCTGTTACATCAGGCATAATCGGCCGGCCCAGGATGCCGTTACGTCCTTTCATCGTGGTTCCTGCGGGGGTGCCTGACGTTTTTCTCATTATGGAGAATACGCCCGAGGCCGACGTGCTAATCACGATTCGGTTGACGTGTACATCGATGCCGTCATTTTGGAGCGACCAGACTTCCTCGCCACCTGTTGCTGAATACGTGCTATGGAATATATAGCCCGTACCATTTTCGAGCGCGTGGTGAAAATCATCAGCGATAATACTACGAGTTCGAGCACGCCCTTCAGTGTCAACGGACTGCTCATTAATGCCCCCCTTGCCGTCTGGTGCTTTCCCTTCAATTCTACCCATAGTGCCTATCTCCTGGCCCTAAATTCTCGTCCTCGTTCATCTTGGCCAATTGCTGCTGGATGCGTTCAAGAACATCCAGCGTGGTGGTTGCTTTCAGTATTTCCAAGACCGCCACCAGCGTCTTTTCAGCCTTCTTCTCTTTTGTGACTGATGTGATTGAGGTGCCCATCTCTTTAAGGCGCGAAGAGATTCAGTGTGACTACCCCTTCGGACTTCCTACCCCCAATTTCAATATCCTTCATCTCCATGATACGACAGCGGTGCGTTTCGGCACCACGGCCGTTTTTGAAAGTGAAGTTGCCTAGCGTCCCCGTAGTCTTCGCTGTCTTCAGCGCAGAGAGCAGGCTGCGAGCTGTCTTGAACCGGTAGTTGCGTCGGCAATCCACTACCACTTGGAAGCCCCATCGCAGGTCAAGGTTTTTCAGGTAGGAAAGCCGCCCCCACCGTACATCAGGCGAAAGCGTTGAGGTGCTGCCCCGCACCTTGTCCCATTTGAACCGGATGGCCTTGAAATCCAGCCCGGCGCCAGAGGCGAAGTCGAACACGGTTTCACCGTCCGCATCCACTTGCCCGTCTGTGAACGAGTTATTGGTCAAGAGGGTCCAAGTGTCCTCGTCGTAATCGAGACCGTAGTAGAACTTGGCGTACTCATCTGCGCTGGTGGACGCCAGGTAGACGGTCAAGTACGCGGCCAGTTTGTCGATCACCGCGTTATCGGCGTCAAACCAGCCCGTGATGTGTGTGTCGCTGGCCGCAAACTCGTAGTCCTGAACTTCGAGTGGGTTCTGAATCGTAGATTCAAGCGGAACGTAGAACACCTCGTTGCCCACCCCAAACCACAGCCGGTAGGTGTTGTTCGCGTTGGACACCACCCCATCCTTGAGTGCCTTATCGGCTGTACCCGAAATATACACGACCCCCCAACCGCGACCATCCCATTTGAGAACCAAGGAAAACCCGGTCACATCCGGGAACTGAAGGTTCCCATATTCGTCATCGCCTGCCATGAACAGGTCTGGTGTTTCTGCGGCCGTCGCGTCAACGAAAGCGAAGAGATGATTGATCCCGGCAACCAACTTGATGATGCTGCCCCTATAATCGCTTGGGAGTCCTGCGTCCAGGTCAGGCCCTATGATGGTAATATCAGCCGGGTTCCCCGAGACATACCCATAGACCGCTAGGCCGGCAGAGATAAACGCTGTATCACGCCGAACCGCCGCACCTAGGCCCCCATAAGCGTGAAAAGGAAGGGTGAGGTCAGTGCGGGCCCACACACCATTGTCGAAGTTGAGCTCGTATAGGCCGACTTTAGTCCCCATGTAGAGCACGCGGGTGCCTGCCGCAGTCCGATACTCGAACAGCGACGTGAAATAGCCAGCGGGTAGAGTGGAGAGTGCGTTGGCTGTCCAGGTAACGCCTTCGTCCAGCGAGTAGTCGAGTTGGCCGTCATTATCGAGGGTAAAGAGTCTGTCGTCCCATTCGCTAAGGTAGCGACACGCCTGGGCGGACCCTAAAACTGCGCCGGTCGTCAGGGTACTTCCATCGTACCGGTTGAAGTCGCTTCCACAGGCGAAATAGAGCTTATCCTTGTGGACGAAGCCGTGGGTTGGAGTGGCGATAAGTGTTCCCAGCGACGAACTCCATGCAGATGTGACATTATTCCACTTACGCAGGTCGGTCCCAAAGGCAACGTACAGTTCATTCGCGTAATCGACGATCACTTCAGGGTTGCTCGTTCCTGGATTGGTACTCGCCTGGGTCACCAGCCGCGGCAGGAGATTATGCCCACGGTAGCCTATCTCAGCAGTGGACCACCAGCAGCGATCCCCGTGCAGCTGCTCAATGATGTCCTTGATACCGACGCCACCACTTGCGTCCGACATGATCCACGAGGACATCGGAGTTTCCGAGTCCTTCGACCAGTCGCCGATCACCTGCTTCTGAGCCCATTGGGCCGCCGACTGCTGCTGTACCGCCCCCATGATGGGGTAGCGTGTGCCAAAAAGGTTGATCTCGTGCTTGCGGTGGACCGTGACCATTAGAAGGCTACCCGCGAGCCACGACTGGCCACCAGCAGCCGTTTGCGCTCCTCGTGAGCTCGGGCTTGGGCCACCACCATTTTCTTGTAGTGGTCATCGCCGGATTCCTCGACCCTCGCAAGATGCAAATGGGCCTTGGCCTGGTACAGCACGTACATCTGGGGAACCGAACACAGATCGTCGTCCTTGGTCAACTGCGGCGGTGCCTGCTGCCCCACCAGCCGAAGTTTCCGGCCAGCTGTTAGGGTCTTATAAGTATTGTCGAACCAGATTTTCGGTGGAGACCCAGGCAAGATGCGCCAGTGACGCACGTCGAGCAGTGCGCCCGAAGGGCTGTAGCGCCCCGCCGTGCCGGACTCCTCGTAAATCTGCTCCACCGTCACGAAGTCAGGCGGAACGTCGTACTCCCATTGGGTTGCCACCGCCACCAAGGTCTCGTCCCGCTTATCCTGGAGAGCTTCATCTTCCACCATGGCGATGGCAGCGTTGATTGCGTCGTTCATCTCGGCGGGGCTGAACTCGGGGTACATCTCGAAGAGGTCTTGGGCCTCAACGGCGGTGCTCAGGTCGGGGTCCAGTTCTACAACCCCATCCGTCTGCGTAAAGTCGGTCACGACAAAGTTGGTGTCCTTATGGGGGCCTGAATAGAACCGGCCGAACCAGTCGAGGAAGAAGTCGTCCTCATAGACTGCGAGGGCCTTAACGCCAAACTGGCCTTTGGTGAGGTTTGTGGCGGGCGTACCCGTGATGGCGTCGGCCCCGTGCATCAGCCTTCCCAGGGCTTGCCTTCCCGCTGAACGGCGCCACGCGGTGGCCATCTAAACCCCAGCCGCAAACACCTGGAGATCACATGCTGCTGAGTCAGCCAATGCTGTGATGGAGGTGATGTCGTCGAAGGAAACTGTCAGGGCCGTGGTGCTGGCATCGTGTACGTCAACGACGCCCTCGGCGCTAATCGGTATCATTATGGTGTGCCCCGCTTCCAACTTGTGGGCGCATTCGTTGTTGTTCTCACTGATAATGGTTATCTGGATGAAATTGGTGTCATCGAGGTTCGTTAGACAGATGAATCGAACATCCGCCTCATTCAAACCAATGGCCGTAGCACTACCAGGGCTCGTGGCCGTAAAGACCAGCACGGCCATCTCGCTGGTCGGGATGTTAACAATCCGGTTGACCACCTCGGTCACCGATGCCACGGTAAACGAGTGATCGAAGCCTTTGTCCTGGCCAGCCAAGGAAATAGTGGCCACGATGCGCACCGTGAGGGTTGCGGGCGTGACTGTCGTCGCCATCTTCTACTCTCTACTTCTTAGGTTTCTTAGACGCCGGCTTGGCACTCGGCTTTCGGTGCCCCGGCCGACTAGGATAATCCTTGCTTGTTCCTTTATGCGGCATAAGCCCCCCTACGTCTTCGTGGACTTCCCGCCGTGAAGCGCAGCGTTCCGGGCTCGGGCGCTGGCCTGTGCCTTCTCCCGAGTCTCTGAGGAACCAACGACCTTCCCGGAGGGCTCAACGACCTTGTACGGCTTAGCGCCCGTTCGTTTTTCAACGTGGACCGGCATTCGTTATTAGCGCCCCCGGCTTGCGTCTATCTGGCTGCAAACGCCCTCAACCCGCGCCTGCATCGCCTGTTCAGGGCGGATGACGACATAGGCGATGGTCGCTCCGTCACTGGTCAACCGGAGGCAGGCACCTTCCGTGACAGTCTTGGCAGTCATGCGCTTGAAATCGCTCCAAGCTATCGTGTCCATTACTCTTCCTGCTTGTCCGGGTAGCAATGAGGGCATGAGCGGTAACCGTCCATACCCCGCTTGCACATGCCACAGCGGACCCGGCACGGCTTGACCAGCGGCGGGTTGAACATCCAGAAGTCCATCGTGCCGCCCCCCCTTAGCCGAGTTCCTTGAACGTGTAAATCCTTTTCAGGCAGCACCGTATCCATTGTGGCCCACTGGTTCATGTTACGTGTAGACCACCTACGCTCCTGCCCAGACCCCGCGACCAGTAACTACCATGAAACCACCTGCCAGGCCACCGGACTGAACAACCAGAAAATCGCCAGCCTTGGAAGTAGCCTTGGTATTAGTCGCATCACCATCGTCCGTGTTAGTGAAATCCCAACCAACGACACCATCACTAGCATTCGGACTAACCGATGTTAGATGGTCGCCATCCTGGGCACCGTTAATAATGGTGTAGACACCCTGTGCGGCTGTGGCCGGTATGGTGATAACTACGTCACTGGTGCTCGTCGCGACAAATGACTTACCGCTGTCGTTGATATCCAGGGTCTTAGTTGTGGTCTCTTTCTCGCAATCTTGGAAGAAGTCGCCCGGAGCATGGCTGGGCCGTAGCATCACGTCCTCAGTGGACAACACCTGCCCCACTATCTGGTAGATGCCGTCGCCGTCTATGACTTCAACAGCATCCCCCGCATCGGTAGACAGGAATAAGGTATCACCCAAAGTCCCACCATGAGTTCCCGCTGTGACAACTCCGCCAGCCGCTATGGTGGACGGCTTTCTGATGACCGCCCACTCAGCGTACAGACCACTCGACCCGGAGTCGACATCCTCCAGGGACACGAAGTAGGCCGACCCGCCACCAGCCGAAGCATCGGCCAGGGCGAACTCCTTAGATACGAGGTCTCCAACCTTCAGCGCCTCGGTAGACGCAGCCCTAAAAGCCGGTCCCCGTTGCAGAATAACAGCCAGACCTCCGAAACTTGTATAAGCCATAACAATTCTCCTTTATCCTATTCTTCCTTAGAAGAGCAGATTTGTGTTAAGCGGTCACAACACCGTTAGCGTCAGCCCCGGTTACCTTGGAGCAACTGATCAACTTCTGGAACATCAGACCAGGATACCACTTGATCCGAACACGTTGGGCATCCTTGGTCTCCAGATTGCCGATCCGGTCCGTAGTAATGGGCAACGACTGAATACCACAACACGCATCAGACGCGAAGCGCAGTACGAAGATGGAAGTCGCACCATCGTCGTCATCACCCGCGCTATCAGCATAGTTATGCCCGTAAACATTCGCCGCACCCTCATTGGTGCCATACTGAAGGTCCGCCGACTCATTGTCGCGGATATGATCCGACACCACCACCGGGAGGTCAAACAGCGTCTGCACGGTCTTCCCTTGAACGTCCGTTTTGGTGATGCCCCCGACCCCGTTGAGATACTTATTGATCGACCGGCGCATCAACTTGGACATCACTACCAGGTCCGGCTTATCGCCCTTGACCAGGTCGATAGCCGCCTCAACACGCTCCAGGCTCAAGGCCAGAGCAGTCCCCGATGACGTGGCAACCGCAATCGCGTTGTTCGACCCAGAGGTCGTGCGGCGTATGAGGTAGTGAAGGCCGTCGAAGTCCTTGGTGCCGCCCCCGGTGAAGTACCCATAGAAGAAGGCGTCCAAGTACGCTCTTCGGATAGCCTTCGTTTTAGCAGCAATTTGCTCCTTCATCAGGTCCTGCTCGTTACTGCGTGTCGCCTTCAGAAAGTTGTCCACATCGGCATCCCCGCCGAGAATCGTGGTAACCGCCGTCCGAGAGGTGACTGTCGAGGTAGACTCAACCCAAGTATCACCCACTTCGTAGAACTGCGCTCCGGAGAGGGTAGTCTCCTCGTTATACGTTAACCCATTACCCTTGATGTCCTTGAAGGGCAGCTTTTCAAGAATAGGATCGTCCTTGACCAAGAGTTCCACGACGCCCTTTTGCAGCACGTCGTTAGAATACTTGGTTGCTTCAACCAATGTCAGTGCCATAATTATTCTCTCCTAAAAGCGAGTGTACAACCCGCCCGTATCTCTATCGTGTCTTGGGTGGATGGTCCAACGCCCAGCGGATTTTCTCCTCGGGGTCCATGTTGGCGATGACACCACCCATACCCGCGCCAATTCCACCGCCCCCACCACCATCAAAGGATTCGGGGCCGGTCTCTCTTTCCTTGAAGGCGGCTTCGCGTTTCTCCAGTGCCAGCTCCCGCGCCTTCAACCGCATGGAGTCAGGCGTCGTGAGTGCTTTATCTTCCAACAGTTCCTTTGCGTCCACGCCAAACTCTCGCGCGAAATCCTCTGCGGCCGTTAACCGACCGACCTGTTCGCCATGGGCCATCAACCGCTGATAGCCTTGAAGCCCAGTCTGCCTTTCGGCAGCCACCTGGGCGTCAGCTACCCGTTGCCGCCCTCGTTGCGCAGCCTCATCCTCAGTGATGTCGCCGTTATCCACTGCGCGGGCGTCCGCTGCCCTATGCTGGTTCTCGGCAGCCTGCGCTCGCTCTGCCTGGAGATCCAGGGCGAACCGCGTAGCCATCTGCCGAAGACCGGCGCTTTCCTTGTCCTTGGCCGACTCCCTAGCCGACCACTCTTCCTGGGTATAGGTCCGAGGCTGGGGTCGCCCCCCCTGGTCGCCGGCTTCAGTTACGCCTTGCCCCGCCCCATCACCGGCACCGTCGGCTAGAGCCGTCCCAGACTGAGGAGTTTCCGCCCCACTCTCAGGTGGCTCCCAACCGGCATCTCCGGACTGAGGTTGGGTTTCCGTGTTTTCGGTGACCATATACCTCCAACAAGAAAGGCCCCGTGCCAAATCACGGGGCCTCAAGGGCCTCTATATGCAGGGCCTTAACGACCCTGAGCCATCTCGCTTGGGCTTATTCTACCACATCATGGCCATTCTCTGCTTTGCACCCATGACGGCTACAGCGCAACCTCCATGGCCGAGCCAAGTACGCCGCCAGGATACGCCCGCACTTCCAGCAGCGGGGTTGGTGGTCGATCTGAGGCTTGCTTGTGGCAATCATCTTCCCACCGGTTGCTCAACAGGCTGTATAGTCAAGAGTCTCTGCCTGAGTGTCACTTTCAACCAAGTATTGAAATCAGTCTGTCCCAACGGGAAGTCCCGGAACAGAGTTTGGAGTTTTTGCCGTTGGACATCTGTGAGGGGCTTAGACGCCCCCTCCACCGGAAACAGCAGGTCCCGCACACCATGAGCGGTGTTCCGATCCATTCGATCTAGAATCTGTTGCGTGGTTACAACCGTGGGTGAAGTGCCGTTCCTGGGCGCGGGTGCCGGTGTAGGCACCGGTGCCGGTGTAGGCACCGGAGTTGCCATCCTATCTAGCCGTCTAATGAGCGAATCAACAGGAGTCCGTTCTAACCACAACCCAACCCTTTTAGCATCCTCTCGCTCTTTACGTCGTTCTCCTATGGCCTCGATGTCATCTGGCTCGATTCCGTGCTCTTGAATCAGCCTCATTACCGCCGTCACAGCGGGTATCCCTTTCAGACTAGAAGTGTGCCCTACAATGAAGAGCTTGGCATCAAGGTCGGCGTTCTTTTGGCGAAGACTATCCCGAGTTGTCTGTATTCCCTTTTCTTCCCTCTCGATGGCACTGGAGGGGATGGCATTATACTCCTTGAAATCGTCCTGCCATTCTTCCAGTCCTGAAAAATACGCCGTGATAGATAGGCCGCCCACGCCCGTCGGGGCCGCAATCGCAGCGCCCACCCCTCCCTCTGCCTTCCATGCCTCAGCAATATCCTGGGCCATAAAAGGAATGAAGTCTTCGGCTATGCTCTTGATCCTTTGGTCCCATGTCTCCACGGGGTTCCCCACTGGATCGGAACCAATTACTTGGTCTCGTACCTCACCAGCCGAAGGCGAAAGTTTGCTTGACAGGTAACCCGTCCCAGTGTTTGGGTCTATTAAGGCGGTGGCCAATCGGCTCTTATCCTGGATGGCGCCAGCCCTTGTGCTTTTCACTTGCCCTGTTGCAAACTGGGCAAGATAACGAGCCAAGACATCGAAACCACCATCAATGCTAATGCGCATATTGCCATAGCGTATCTTGCGGAAGTCTGAGGAACGAGGGTCCCATTCCACGGAAACCCCAGGGTGCCGTTCGGCAAGCAGTAAAATGGTCGTGGTTCCTGCAAGAAACCCACCAATATCCCTCGCTATGGTCTTTCGTAGGCGGGGATGGAACACAAGTTCCCGTCCGGCACGATAGGGGACCTCAAACCGGGATACCCCAAACCGGAAAGAATAGAAGACGGCATTGAGCCACTTGTTGTTGGCCCGAAGGAACTCCCCCACATTGCCACGTCCGGTAAGGGCGTTGTGGAACTTTACTAAACGCTCGATATCATCCCGTGTAAGGTGGCCTTCTAGAGCCTCCACGAGGTCATCCAAAGTGTTAAGAGGCCGCTCACCCGATAAGACTGCCTCACGGATCTCCGGGGACATCGCCGCCAATATTTCAGAGTCCGCAACCTCGGACCTGAGTTTGTTGCTCGTAGCGATAAACGACCTGTTTGACTGCCTGATGCCGGGCACCTTCTCAGCCCATATATTCATCATGGATTCTTCTTGCTGGCTCAACCGCCCATGGCGATCAATATATTCCAGCCCGGCTTCCTGGAGGGGCTTGTATAAAGGCCGCTGGAAGAACTGGCGGTCCGCCGCTATGGCCACTTTCTCAGAGCCAAAGCTACGTACATTTGTACCCAACGCATCCCACCAGCGTTGCGGGTGAGAGAAGATGTAAGGCCAGCCCTGCCGCCCGATAAAGGAGATGTCAAAAGCTGCCTGAAACATACGGTTCAAGCCGATAATGCTCAGGAACGTATCCCACTTGTCCGGGGGCAACAGTGCATTGGCATCGGCCATAAGCGCCTGAGCTGCCCGCATCTGGTCGTATTCGTCCGTGATCCCCTGAAGCGCCCTCGCCCTATCCAAGAAACTTTCGGCCAGTTCATCCGGCATTTCGATGCCCTCAGCCTTGAGCCGCGTCTTAGCTGTCCTGACAGCATCCCTTCCAACGTTCTTCAACCGGACTTTGGCTTCTCGCAGATTGGCCTGGGTGAGGTATTCGTAGTCCTTCGCCCGTTGCCTGGCTAGCTTAGCCGCTTGCCGCGCCGCCGCCGCTTCCTCTATCGCTATCTTAACTGGGTTAAACTGCCTGATCTCATCCACTAAGGCCCTGACCGCCGCAGCCTGCTCCGCTTCAGGCAGGGCGTTCAAGACACGGGCTTTAGCTAGAAAGTCCCGCGCCATATCTTCAGGCAGTTCTGCCCCGTATTTGCGGAGGACCGCCTTGGCCTGGCCGACAGCCTTCCGATCAGCAGTGGTGACTCCCCGTGTCACCTTGCGAGAACTAGCGTCTATGAGAGTTTCAAGGTCGTTAGCCGCTTGCCTCGCTTGCCGCCGGACTCTCGCTTCAGCATCAGCGATTGCTTTCGTGCGGGCAAGTTCCTTGGCTACTGGGTCATGCGCCTTTATCTTGGCTATAAGTTTGTTCAGAGCCGCCGCCTGCTCCGCCTGGGGCAAACCCCGGAGGGCGCGGGCCTCAGCAAGAAGGTTCTCAGCCATCCCCTGGGGCAGTTCCACATCGGTACGTTTCAGAAGGTTCTTCACCCTAGCAATAGCGAGGCGGTCAACCGAGTCCAACCGCTGAAAGACATCGCGACTGGTGCGATCAATCATCTGGGTCAGGTCTGCCGCCTGTTGCTCCAGCAGTTTTGGCGAGGGTTTGAGGGCTTTCCCTACTGTCACACCAGCCTGAACCTGGGGCAGTTGGCGGACCTCTTCCACCAGTTCCATGATCGCTCTGACCCGTGCCTCACCCTCTAGGGCGTTAAGCTCGGCAGCCCTGTCCAAGAAAGAGTTGGCGGTGGCCTCGTCCATCTCTGCCACAGACTGCTTTAGAATGGTCTTTGCCTTTATGATAGCTTGACGTTCTGCTGGGGTGAGTGTGGCCTGGACTTCACGCACCGAGTCGTCAATAAGATACTCCAAATCTTTGGCCCGTTGGTTGCCCTTTGGCTTCCTAGTGGCCCCAGCCCGCTGGGTTTCAGTGGTGGTCTCACCAACATCGCGCACAGCCCTCTTTGCCCGTATAACCTCTGCTTCAGCCTCCGCTACCTCTTCCACGGCATCCCTGGTTGCCTTCTGCGCTGAGGCTTTACGGCCAGCGACGGCGAGGCGCTTTGCCACGGCTGGACCCTTCCCTTTTTCCGCCGCCTTTTTAACGATACGGGCGATGTAAATGAAAAGGCCCTCGGCCGACAATTTATCGATTGTGGATGCCAACTGGACGGCTTGAGCAGAGGGGGTGAGCCTTTCTGCGATACGCTGGCTTAGAGCTTTGAGTTCAGTGATGTCATCAGCCGTAACCGCTTTCCGCATAAGGATGATGCCCTCGGCCATCGTGTCCACCATGGTGTCCGGGTCTAGAGGGGCATCAGCCATCACCCGTGCCCTAGCCGCTGCCAAGTCAGTGTTGACAACTTCCACGGCTCGACCGAGGGTGGCCTTGTTGGTGATAGGACTATAGAGAATAGGCTCCTTGTCAAAAAGCTGTCGGAGGACAGGGGAACCCATAGGCGATTCGCCAGTATGGGTAATAAACCCCCGTTCCAAACCCTCGGCAGCGGCTTCCCCCACTAGAGATTCTGCTGGTGGCCCCGCCCCCGTAGGGGGCGTAGGTCCAGGTGCGGCACCCGGAGCCGATTCGGGCACCCTGGCTGCGGGAGGCACCTCTTCTATCCCCA